GGTGGCCGGCGTTACGCCCCACTCGCTCTCGGCGACGTAGGCCACGCGCACCCGGTTGCTGCTGCCCATGTGGACCTCCTAGATCCTCTCGTCCCGCCGGAACGGGATTTCAACGTTGACCTGATACCAGGCGCCGTCGGGTTCCGGCCCGACCGGTCGCGGTTGCGGTTCGAGAAACTGCATGCCGTTCTGCTCGAGGTCGCGGAAGATGGCGGCCACCGAAGCGGCGAGCGACGCCGCGATCGCATCGCCCGCCCCGATCGGCACGAAGACCTGCACGATCACGACGCCGGTGGTGCGCCGGATCGCCACGGGGCCGAGCTCGGCGCGCCGCGCATCCCCGACTCGCACCGAAGGGCGGATCCAGCTGGCCTGCTCGCCCGCCGCGGGGTCGGGCGCCGGGGGCTCGAAGCGCCCCGCGTTGAAGTCCGACCAGTCGACCACGGTGTCTTCCCAGCTCGCGAGCACCTCGCGGACCACCTTCTGTTCATCTCCGAACGCCATCAGTCGGCCTCGCTTTCGACGCGGCGCAGGAACCCACCCGCTTCGAGGCTGGCGAGCACGGGCGCAGCGACCCCGCTCGGCGCCTGCCCGGAATGCCCCTCCTCGAGGCGTTCGGCGTAGGGCAGATGGTTCGCGAGCCAGATGACGTTGAGCGCTGCCCAGGTGGTCGCTGGCCGCAGGTCATTCGCCTGTGGCGGGCCGTAGACGGGTGGGTCACCGCGTCGGTGCCCAACTGCCTCCGGCAGGGTGAACTCGTCGGGGGAGCCTGCGGCCATCGTCCACGAGCCGCGGTAGCGGCCGCTGTCGACGGGCGAGAGTCGCACCAGCGCCGCGAAGAGGTCGAACGCCAGCTTCAGTTGGATCTTGGAGATCTTCTCGGGGAGGATCTCGTCGGACCAGCGATCCAGATCGTTCTCGAACTCCTCCAGGTTGAGCACGACAAACATGGTCAGCCTCGCGCTCGCACGGAGTAGAGACAGGCCTGCGCGCCGGAGTAGAGCTGCTCCGGATCGGCCACCACCTGCAGACAACGCCCGCTTTCGAGCACCAGCTCGTCGCCTCGTTGCGGCGGCGAAGCCACGCTGGCCGCCGCGAGCAGGACCTTGACGTCCGGAGCTTCCGCCACTCCGGCTGCGATCTCGGCCGGGGAGAAGCGCTCGAGGACACCCAGCACCGGGGCAGAAAGGACCTGCCCCCCCGAAGCGAGCGCGCCGGTATTCGGGTCGTACCCGCCCCCGGCGCGGCGCCGGATCTCGATGGGCGCTCCGTAGCGTCCGATCAGGCGGACTGCCGCGGCACGGAGGGTCTTGTCCATGGCTCCGGGCATCGCGTCACTCCCCGTAGCCCGCGTGGTCCGTGGCGCGCCGCCGGTGCACGACCTCGCGCACCAGGCGATTGAGCTCGCGGAGCTCGGAGCCCATCTGATCCAGCCGCCGGCTGATCTCCGTGTAGTGCGCCTCCAGCGCGGCGATGGCCACGCGGCGATCTGCCGCGGCAGCGTCGACGCGATCGAAGCGCTCCCCGACGGCGGAGAGCCGGCCGAAGACGGTCGCGATCTCGGAGCGGACGCGCTTCTCGAGCTCGCTGCGCTCGCAGCGCTCCTCGGCATCCGCACGCCGCAACATCTCGACTTCCCGCTTGAAGTAGGCCGTCAGGACGGCCACGAGAGTGGCGACCAGCACTTGGAGGATGAACACCATCGCGGAGATCACCTCCGGGTGCGACTCGAAGAGGGTAAGCGCCAGGAGCGTCATGCGCGCACCAGCCGGACCACGCCGTATCCACCTGCAGAAGAGCTCAGCAGTGGCGCGGCCAGGTCATCCAGGTAGCTGAACGTGCGGGAAGCCGGTGCCCCGTCGGCGTATTCGACCTCGAGCGGGCCGACCTTCTCGCGCTTGATCGCTCCGCCGCGCGCCAGCGGCGCTGCGAGTGACTCCTCGAGGTGGTAGAGGGCCGCCTGGCAGGTGAGGCGCACGAGCCGTGGGGGTATCCCGGTCAACCCGCGCCCATCCGGATCTGTCGCCCCGGCCCGCGGCCAGGCCAGGGCCTGCGAGGAGTCGCGCACCGCGCCCGCCCACTCGTAGCGGCCGTCGAGCCAGGCCGTGGCATACCGGAGCGCGGCTTCCTTCAGCTCGAGGCTGGCCGCGGACCAGATCGCCGGGCTGCCATGCGCGACCGCGTAGGCGTCGAGCGCGGGGACCGAGGCGTAGCTCTCCGCCGCAGCGAGCCCGGCGCCCGTCTCCACGATCAGGGTCACGGGAGCTCCCCTCCCGCTGTCGAGAAAGGGCCGGCGGACGGCCTGCGGGAGCAGACGCCGAGGAGAGAGCGGCGCGGGGAGGGAGCCACCGCCCGCCGGCCCGTTCCATGCAAGCTCGGCGGGCGCACCTCGACCCGCACGCCCAGGGCACCGACGCGCCGTGCCGCGGCGCTGCAACCGGGGGCGCCGAGCGCCGCCAGCTGCCTCAGGACCGCAAGCGCGAGGCGTGCCCACCACGAAACCCGAACGACCGCGTTGCGCCGGACCCAGTCCCGCTGCGCAGCTCGCGCTGCCCGCCGCAGGGCCTTGGCGCGCCGAGCGTTCACCCGTTGCTCCCCTTCTGCTTGCGCGGCCGCTTCGGCTTCGGAGGCGCCTCTGCGGTCTCCTCGTCACTCGGCCCCCGCTGGGACTCCCAGGGCGTGTGGATCCCGGGGGCGAAGTCTTGCGCGCGGATCAGTAGCCGGCGCCGGGGATCGGCCGGATCCTGCACCGCGCAGAGCTCATACTTCATCGCGTTTCTCCTCTCGGACGGGGAGGCGAGCGGAGCCGACCGAGCCCCGCCCGCCACTCCCCTGCCGCTCAGTTGCGGAGCCGCACCGCGCGGTTCGGCTCGAGGGTCTTCACCCCGTAGAGCACGTCGAGCGCCACGATTACCTTCGAGTTGCTGCCGTCGTAGAAGAGCCGGCTGCGCAGCGAGAGCCCGGTCTGCGGATCCGCGACCGTGGCGATCTTCGCGCCGAGCTGCCCGCCGAGCTCGGAGAGCGGCGCGGTCGCGAGCACGAAGGCGTGCCGGTGGAAGGCGAGCGCAGCGCTGTGGTTGTCGAGGCTGACGGTGACGACCTCGTCGTCCGCCACGGCCTCCTTCAGCGCCGGGTAGATGCCGACGTTCGTGAAGGCGTTGGAACTGGCGGTCGCCGTCGCCGTCACGACGTAGCGCTGCGAGTGCCCCGCGAAGACGAGCGAGTCACCAGCCACCAGGGTCCCGGTGACCGCAGCAGCGTCCAGGTTGACCTTCGTCGCACCGGCCGCTGCCGCCCCGTTCGCGGCCAGCGTGCCGGTGCTCGCCGACCCCTTCGTGTGGGTCTGGATGTTCTGGCTCGCCAGGATCTCCATCCCGAACCGCCGGCCGAGGCTGCCCTGAATCTGCGCGGTGACGCCGGCATCACCGGCCCCGGTGTACTGCGTGAATGCGGAGTTGCCGAGCAGGTCGGCTTCCATGTCGCTGTCGACCACCGCGAAGAGGTTCCCGTCATGGAGCGGGACCTTGTTGTCGCGGAGGATCTTGCGAGCCGAGAGGAGATCCGTGTGCGCCGCGGTCGAAGCGACGTCGTGATACCAGGGGATGAACTTGTAGAGCTTCAGCAGCGCCTGGTCGATGTCGTCGGCCAGCGCGTAGGCGGCCGGGCGGATGTGATCGCGGATGATCTCCTCGCCAGTCGCCGAGAGCTCCTTGTCGGTGAGCTCGAACTTGACTTCCTTCCACTGGTCGAGGGTGATCTGGACCTCGCCAGCCACCAGGTCCTGCGCCGAGCTCGGCGCGTTCCGAGCCGAGAAGGTCGCGGGGCTCTTGATCGTGATGACCGAGCCGCGCTGCTGCGGCTGCTTGTCGTAGCCGCGGTGCACCAGGCTAGCCATGCCGAGGTTCTTCTCGAGCGCGAGCAGGGCCTCCTGAGCGTAAAAAATCGGGTCGTAAACGGACAGCGTGTTGGTCGCCATCTGGGGCGCTCCCTTTCAAGCGCCGCCCGTCAGCGGGCCGGCGCGGTTCAGGAGGCGAGACGCAGGGGAACTCCCCGCTGCTCGGCCTCCGCCTTCGCCCGGCGGTAGGTTGCCGGGTCCTTCGCCTGATCGCGGGTGAGGACGACTGCGCCGCCTCCCTCGCTGCCAGCGGAGCCGGTCGCCCCGCTGCCGCCCGTGCCGGAGCCCTCGAACGCTCGCGGGAACCGCTCCCGCAGATCCGCGGTCACCAGCTCGGAGATCGTCATGTACTCGCCCTTCGAGTTGAACCGATGCTTGCCCCGCTCCTTCGGGTCGAGGACCCGGGCGACGAACTCGTCGCCCTCCTCGACGACCTCGACCGAGGCGAGGACGTGAGGCAGGAGGAGATCGGGGTCACCTTTCGCCGCGGCGATCGCGCGGACCGCCTCGGCGCGCACGATCTGCCGCTCGAGGGAGGACCGCAGCCGCGCGGCCGTGGCGCGCTCCTTCTCGAGCGCCTTGCCGTGCTCCTCGGCCAGCTTGGTGCGCAGGCGCTCCCACTCCCCCTTCTTCTCGGCATCGGCCTTCTCGCGGTCGGCCTGTGCCTGCAACGCCGCGCGAGCCGCCTCGGGGTCGAGATCTCCGAACCGCTTCAGCAGCTCGTTGCGCTCCTTGTAGACCGAGTCGAGCTTCGATCGGAGCGCCTTCAGGGTCGCGGCGAGATCCTCGCCACCGCCGGCACTGCCGGGCTCGGGCTTCGGATCGTTCTGCCCCGGGGGCGGGTTCTGGGGATCAGTCGTCGGTTCGCTCATCGGGTTCTCCCTGGCACGGCCAGTGGTTTGCGGGCACGGCCCGCGTGAGATGAGCGCTTCCGGCACGGCCGGCCAGCGCTATCAACTCCAGGTTTTTCTGCATCCAGTCTGGATCTCGGGCCCGCTCCTCCATCAAGGCTTCGACTTTGCGCACCATCTCCGGGGACGGCTCGGGGAAAGGCGGGATCGGGTCGTTCGGCCCCAGGAAGGTTCCGACGTACTCCCGCTTCCCGTCCTTCGTCTCGAATTCCATCGCGGTCACGTAATCCACCGGGTTCTCGGGGTCGAAGGGAGGCAGCTTCATGGCAGCAATTCTACCACCAAGTGCAACCGCCAGCCCTTCCGGGCCGCCAAAGCGCCCTCAGCCGGGCCCCGGGATAGAACCCGCATCCACGCTGCTCGCCGGATCAGGACCTCCAGTTGCTGCGGGTGGGCCGATGCCGGGGCCACCCAACCGACTCCCCGCGTTCCGCGCGGGATCTTGATCTCCAGAAGCACCTCCCCGCTCCAGGCCAGGTGCTTCACGGCCGACGTGCTCACCCATCCGAAGTCACGGAACCTTTCCCCTGGCTCCATGGCTGCGTACCGACGGAACAGGGACCCGCCCGCGCGGAAACCTCGGAAAACGGTGATGTCAGACCCAGCCACCGCAGACCTGAGGGCTCGGTCGAGAGCTCTCTGCTGCGTGGTCTGCGCTGCCACTCGCCCGAGGTCTTCACCTGTTTCTCGGAGCCAGGGATTGACCTGGCTGCTCCATCCCGAGGTGTAGAAGGCGATGGTGCCCACTGCTTCCGGATCCCGCGCGAGCCTATCCAGCCACGCCGCCTGCTCTCTACCCCACCGCTTCGTAGCGGCTGCGATCGCAGCCTCACGCGACATCTCTTCACCGAAAGTGGTGAACCGAGCCGCCATCGCCTCGTAGCCGGGGACAGCAGCACGAACCGAACCGACCGCCAGTGCAGAGATGATTGCCTGATCAATTCGCTGGAGCTCTTCGAGCGTCAGCGGCTCGTAGGCGTTCCTCATCAGGGCCGAGAGATGCAGCCCCGGGTTGGCCCGGAAGATCGCGCCACGCCTCGGGCCGAGGACTGCGTCCTGGAAACTCGGCGGCTGCGCGGCGAGCCAGGCGGAGTAGTTCACGTCGGCGCTGACCTGCCCGATCTTCCCCGCCCGCTGGCTCTTGGGGATCTTCCGCACCGGCCGCAGGTCGCGCACGAACGGACGCAGGCGCACGCCGGGAGGGAGCAGCTCGCGCGTCTCGGGCAAGCCCATCCCGCCGAGCCCGAGCTCCTCCCAGGACTTCGTGATCGGGACCGTCGTCGACCGGCACTGGTAGTGAGCCGGCGGCCTCGGCCCAGAATCGATCGGGAAGACCTGGCCGTCCAAGGCGCGGCAGGTCGGCGTCGTCCGTCCGTCGAGCGTCGAGACCCACTCCACCCCGGCAAGCACCGAGGCGCCGTCCCGATAGAGCAGGTCTCGCGAGCGGTTGCTGACGTGAGCGACGGCCGTGCGCACCAGCGCCTCGGCCTGGCCCTTCCCCAGCTTGCGCCCGGCGATCACCCGCCGGATGATCTCCTGCGTCGTCTCCCCCTGCACGAGGCCGTAGCTGACGTCGGAGCGGATGCGCCGGAAGCGAGCCCGAGCCAGCTTCGAGATCTGCCGCGGGAACGTCGAGCCGACGAGCGGGAGCTCCAGGACGACAGCGCGCAGATCGTAGGGAGACGGGAGCCTCGCCGGCAGGACTCCAGCCGGGAGCAGCGCCTCGAGGAGGCGTCCCCCGAAAGCCGCCTCGTAGGTGGCCAGCGTCTGCAGGCTCACGGTGAGCTCGCGACCGAGCCGCTCGTAGGCCTTGCTGTTCAGTCGCCGCAGGTCGAGGAACAGCTGACGCCGGCGAGCCAACTGGTAGGGGGTCAGCCGCGCTCCATCCCGGGCAAGGTGCAGCAGGATGTCGCGCTCGTTCGCGTCGAGCAGCCGCGCGATGCGCCGGACTTCGGCGTCCGTCCAGCGCTCGAGCGCGATCGCATGCGAGAGCAGCCCCAGATGCAGCGCGGCATCGGACGAGACAGGCATCAGGCGCCTTCGCCGGCCTCCGCAGCCGCCGCTGCGAGCGCGGCCTCGATGTCCGCCTCCTCGGGCGCGCTCCCGCCCCCGGCCTCGAGCCCCTCCACGCCGAGGGCCTTCTCCTCGGCTTCCGGGTCGAAGTCGGGGCCGAGGATGTTGCGCCGCTGGAGCTCCGCCCAGAGCCGGCGCGTCGTGAGCCGCCCCGTGAGGTTGAGGTTCGCGAGCACCGTCACCGTCTGCTCGTTCCCGACCGGCATCGCCAGGTCGTGGTTGACGAGCACCGACCCGCCGGAATCGGCCACCCCGGCGGCGTCGGCCTCGATCCCGGCCCAGCGGGCCATCAGCCGCAGGCCCTGCTCCGCCGCGTCCTCGAGAGACCGCGCCGACGCCTGGACGGCGGAGTGCGCCTCCGCGGCGCGAATCGCCTCTCCGGTCGCGGTCAGCCCCCCGCTCTCCCGCGGCAAGAAGGGCTCGTACGAGAGGAGCCGCATCTGCTCTTCAACCTTCGCGATGGATTGCTTCAGCTCGGCGATGCACTTGCCCGAGTGCTCGAAGTAGCCGTAGCCCGCTCCGGCCGGCAACAGCAGGGCGCCGGACGGCCCCCAGCGCACCCGCTTCCGGAACTGCGACTCGTCCACCCCGGTGAAGGTGGGAACAGGCACGTTGGCCACGTGCTCGATGTGCCGGAGATCGCTGAGGAGCTGGTAGTGCGTGAGGTTGAGATAGGCCAGGTCGAGCAGCGGCGGCTCCGCGGCATAGGGCGCCTTGACCTCCCCGGCGTAGCAGGCGACGAGCGGGATCTCGGTCATCCCGACCATCGGCCGCAGCGGTTCGATGGGGACCCACTCCGGCGAGCCGCCGCTCGTAACAGCGCGGTGCCCCCAGACCTCACAGGTAACCCAGGGAGTGCCAGGATCCGGCGCCCGGTATACCCGGATCCGGTCTTCGGTCCGCTGCGTGAACTCGCCGTCCTCGACCTCGACCCGTTCGCGCAGCCGAGCCTGCAGCAGCCGCCAGCGGCCGTTCGCGGTGCCGGTCCGGATGCCGATCAGATCCTCCGGGGGGTAGCGCACCAGGTAGGGGCGGCGGCCGAGAGCAAGCTCTTCAGCGCGGGTGAGCTGGTGTTCTGGCGCCGGGGGCATGTCGACGAGGAACAGGCCGAAGCCATACCACCAGGCGTCGATGAACACGGCCCGGAGGAACTCGTGGAAGTGCGTCCCCCGCAGGTCGACGTCTTCGCACCAGGCGCGCAGAGCGTCCGGGACGTCCTCGCCGATCCCGACCGGGCGCGCGAACACCTTGCCCACGACCTGCGTGACAGCGCGCGCGGTCGCGTTGTAGAGCGTCGACCGCCGCAGCCGGGCGGGATACCCCCACGGGCTCGAGAGGTCCTCGCCCTGGTAGGGCGGCAGATACTCCTGCCCGGCGGCCCAGATGGCGCGCTGTCCGCCTCGGAGCGTGCGCAACAGCCGCCGCTGATCCTCGGCTGCCGCCCAGGCAGCGGTGGGGAGAGACACGGGATGTTGTTGCGATGCAGACATGCTTCCTCCTTTGCCTACCAAGGGCGAACCGCCCAGGACGCGCTGGCACGAGGTGCCATCGCCCGGTAGCGAAGTGCGTCATAGACATGGTCTTCGGCTTCGGTGTCGACGTCGTCCGGCTTCCTGTCGTCGCGAGGCAGCGCCGGGAGAGTCCGCAACGAGTGCCGGCAGGTGTCGAAGAAGAAGAGCCCGGGCTCCTCCCGCGGCGTCGCCGCGGCCGCTTTGAGCATCCGCCGGACCCGCTCGAGGCCGGTCCTGCGGCTCCCCGGTCCCTTCTCGCCAGCAACCCAGCGGACGCCGGCACGCGCCATGTCGTCAGCGATCGACTGACCGTTCTCGACCGCGAAGATCGCCGAGTCTGCCGGCCCTGGCTCGACCCGGCCGGCGAGCCCCATGGCCGTCTCCGCGGCGAGGATCTCGCGCGCGATCTCGGTTGCCACCTTCCGGCAGCCCTCGTTCGGCTTCCCGTTCCAGCCGTAGAGCTCGGCGATCTGGACGAGGCTCCCCGCCGGTAGCGCGAAGCCTCCTCCGCCCGGCTGCGGGATCGATTCGCCGTTGCTCTCCGCCCACCAGCAGACCGCAAAGGGGCGCGACGAGCCCCAGTCGAAGGACCGGTCGATCCGCCAGCCCTCCGGGATCGGGAAGGGCTTCAGGATCTGCCGCTCCGGCGTCCAGACGTCATCGAGCGCTCCCCCGGCGACGATGTCCCAATCCCCCTCGAGCATCGCGCGGACGAGCTCCGGCGAGCCCAGACCGGCGAGGCGATGCGCGTAGGTGGGATCGTTTCTGACCAGAGTCGGGTTGTCGGCCAGGCGCGCGGGCACGTACTGGCGCAGCATCCCGCCCTCTTCGGCCGGCGCGCGCCAGATCTCGAGGGGCGGGTGCGGATCGATCCAGGTCGAGCGCACCCAGTTGTGACCGAGCCCGCCGGGGTTCGAGGCGGCAAGGATCCGCGGGAAACGCGCGCGCAGCCCGGCCGGCACCTCCAGCCCGCCGAGGCGGACTCGGCTGCGCAGGAAACGGTACTGCGCCGAGGAGAAGTGCGTGACCTCGTCGATCGCCAGGACGTGGATCTCCGCCCCCTGGTAGCGGTAGACGTCGGCCTCGAACTGGCAGTGCCGGAGGTGGATGGCGCTGCCGCTTGCCGGGAAGAGGATGTCAAGATCAGACCGGTTGATACGCGCGTGCCCCGACTCGAGCCACGGGGCCAGCAACTCGTAGAACGAGCCCGGTCCGTCCAGATGGCTCGAGACGAGCTCCGGGTAGGTGCGCCGGAACAGGTAGGCCTGCAGCCCGGGGATCGCGACCGCCCAGGCGATCAGCGCGGCGCGCAGGAGGAACGACTTCCCGCCACCCGCAGCGCCCCCGAAGAGGATCTCGGTAGCCGGCGACTCGTAGACGAAGCTCTGGCGTTCGTGGAGCTCGAGCGCCACGGCTGCGGGCTGGCGAGCCGCCTCACGCGCCGCGGCCACGCTTCACCACCACGTTGAGGACGGGTGGAACGAGCGGAGCGCCACCCTTCCCGGTGAGCTCGTGTCGGTGGCGATACTTCTCCGGACGCGCGCCGTTGAGGAGGAAGATGAGCAGCGTATCGCTGTAGCGCCGGATCGTGCCGACCTTCTTGCCGCCCTGGTAGACGGGCTCGAGCACCCCCTCCTCGGCCCGGCGCCGCGCCTCCTGCTCGAGCAGATCCGCTGCGGCGTCGATCGCCTCTGCGGTCGCGGCTGCGAACTGCTCCTTCAGCTCCGGGTTGTCTTCGAGGTACTTCGCCGGGGTGCTCCGGTCGATCTTGGCCGCGGCCGCCGCCTGGGTCCGGTTCCCGGTCTTCGCCAGCGCCGCGAAGTAGGCGCTCCACCACCGGGGCAGCTTCTTTTCTGTCGCGGACTTTTGCTGAGGGCGCCGCGGCGCGGCTCGCTGAGCAGGTCGGGCTTTCCGGGCAGGCGTCCGCTTCTTCGTCGGCATGATCGCGCCCCCGGGAAAATGGTGCGCGGAATCGGGCGCGCAGTCAAGCTGCGGGCTCGATCCTGCCCTCCGAGCTCGGCGCCTGGTGCCTTCCTGGGCCCTTCAGTACCCTCGTCTCGTGGACGATGACCTGCCCCCACGCCCGGCGGGTCGCCATCTCGCGCAGGGAGCGCTCGACAGCAGCCAGCCAGGCGGGCTCGAGCGCCCCCGCCTCCGGCCTTTCCATCGGCTGGAGATTCTACAGGTCGCTCGCGGGGGTGCGCTCGGGCAACCGCCGTTCCCGGTGCCGCTGCTCGACCTCCCAGAGGATGCGCAGCGTCTCACCGGGCGCCCGGCCACCGCCGATCTTCCCGCCCAGGATCGCGGTCAACGACCGGAGCTCCCGCCAGTAGCCGCTCTCGATCGCCGCGTCCGGGCTCCCCTCGAACTTCCAGCCGGCCTGGGTGCCGATGCCGAGGGAGACGGATCCCGCGAGCTGCGAATCGTCCGGCCGCTTCGGCGGGTTCCTGGCGAGCATCAGCCCGATCCGGACGAGGATCGGCGGGTGCGCCCCGCCCCCGAGCTCGGCGGGCAGATAACGCGCCATGTACCAGGGAAGCCCGGCGTGGCGATGCGGCGGCTTCGGTTCGCGGGGCCCCTGCTGACGACGGGCCGGTGTGGCTGGCCGGCCCCTACTCGGCTCCATTCGGCTCGCTCCCCTCGAGCAGCGACAACTGACGCGGCGCCTGGCGCACCTGGTGCACCTTGACGACCGTGTAGTTCGTCTGGAGACCAACCGGGGTCTGGACCGTCTCGTAGCGGAGTTGCACAACCAGCACGTCGCCATGCCCGAACCGCTGCCGGCCGCTGATGACATCGTCGAGGAACGCCTCGTCCTGGACGTCCGCGTTGAAGGTGCGCGCACCGTCTGAGAACTGCCACTTGTTGCCCTTCTCGAACCACACCTTCACCGGCTGGAGGGCTGCGGTTACCTCGACGGGAGGGACGATCGGCTCTCCTGCCGGCTCTTGCTCGCGCCGCTTCGGCAGGCGATAGGCTGTCACGCTCTCCCGATCGATCCGCTCGACCTCCTTGCCCTCCGACCGGATCGAGACGGCCGCTACGCCAGGGGTGGCCACCGTCTCCGCCAACCTCTCGACCTCGGTCCGCACCGCGACGTTCTCGTAGAGGATGAGCACCTTGCGCGGGACGAACACGGATTCCGGCTCCCCTTCGATGACGAGCTCCGCCTGTTCCTTCTCGGCAGCGGCAGCCTTTTCGATGCGGCGACCCCGGATCCGCTTCAGGAGACCGAGGAGTCCACCGCCGATGGAGAGGCCGAGCAACTCCAGGATTTCCTTCGCGGTGATGTAGTTTGCCGAGCCGAAGAGCGACTTGGCCTGATCCCAGAGCGCCACGAGGACTTCGAGGTCGACCTCGACCGAGCCTGTGCTCGGGTTGGCGCGGATCATGACCGCAGCACGATAGCGGTCCTCGTTCAGAGCCCGGTTGGCAGCCAGGACGAGTGCGTTGGCGGCAAGGAGGGCTCCGCCGAGGGCTCCGGCGTCGACGGCGTGCCCAGCCGACTCTTCCGGCTCGAGAGCCACCGTGAACTTGGCCTTGGTCACGTCTTCCATGTTACTCCCCCTCGCTTCTGCTTCGCGTGGATCGGCTCGCCGGCCATGGTGCCTCCAGAACTGCCCGCCAAGCATCAAGACTGTTCGGCGAACGTTGGCGGGTGGCCGGCCGTGAGGGACCAGCTACAGCGCCAGGGAGATGCTCCCCGTCGCGCCGTTGTAGACCAGAAGGCACGTGGAGAGCGCATCCCTTCCGATCAGCGCCACGATCCCCTGCGCACCCAGAGTGGCTCCCATACCTCGTGCGGTCTCGAAGCGCAGGCCGACGCCCTGGATCACGAGGGCGAAGTGGTAGACCGGCGTCGGTACATCCGCGTGGGTCGCCGACTGCATCGTGGCGGTCCCCACCTCCGCGAGCTGCAGCTGCCGGGCGATTTCCATGTCGATGCAGGTAACGCTGGCCCCGGTATCGATGAGCGCGTGCCCCTTCACGAGCTCCGGCAACTGGTCCCCGCGCTTCTGCAGGGCCTCGAGCACCACCGCAGGGGGCGTGACCAACACCTCGACCAGTGGCCCCTGGAGCTGCAGCGCTTGGGCCGCCGGGATCTGCTGCGACCTCCCGTCCGGAAGGTTGAGCTCAGCCCGGTAGTACTGGTTGAGGATGGGCACGGAGGATCCCCAGAGAAAGGGCGGGCGCCGTCACGACCATGACCTCGTCGCCGACCTTGCGGATGAAGAGGGCGGTCAGCCCGAACCGCTCGGTCCCCGCCGAGAGCGCGGCCTCCTGGGTGTCGTAGAGGCCCACGAGATCCTCGCCACGGATCAGCGCGAACTTCCCCGGTGGGAGCGTCGGCCGGAGGCGCTGGTAGGTCTTCTCTTCGAGCTCGAACATGACGCGGCCTCCTCGGGGTGAGTCTACCCCTTCTGCCCGCCCGAATCCTCCCCACCCCCCGACAGGGCCGCCCCCGCCCGTGCCCGCTCGAGCGCCTGCTCGCA